CGAGGTTATGCTGCGATTTACCCGGTGTGGCAAGCATCGCCATGCCCTTCTTGAGATACCAAGTCTTGCCTTCAAATGTCTTAGTGCTGGTTCCGTCCACTTTGTCAAGTGTGTAGCGGCTCAGAAAACCTTTTTTTTGACTTTCGTAATCGCGATATGTATCGCCGCTGGAAGTCGGTTTTAGTTCAACGCCTTCAGCCTTGGCCTTCTCCACCATTGCCGTCCATGCAGATGCGGCAATCCAATGCATTTTCCCACCACCAGGGACTGCTTTCAAAAGATTGGCGGGAAGTTTTCCTGGCTCAACGCCCTTAAGGTCTTTCGGAAGGACTACGGGTACGATGTAATTCCATGCAACTTTGCTCATTTTAGCTCCAGTACTTTTAGCTAGTTACATAAGTTTATATCAAAAATAACTACACCAAAAGCACTGAAACAATTATTCGTCGTCTGGTTCCTTCATATGCAAGTACATTGATGCAGTAAATGCCAAGACCGTTCCCCATAGGGCAATTTGTTGCGTTAATCCAGAGAGGGTGAAGTACATAACCGTGGCACCAGCAAGGGTGAAACCAGATGCCATAACTCCGTAAACAAACTTTCTTGTAAAGTTCTTCCAGTCCATAACTCTCACTCCATCCTCATATTTGTAAATAGATATCTGCTTAATCCAATCTGGGCCTTCGCCTTCGATTGCTCCACCCTCTTCTGTCTCTTCTTCTTCTTTCCGAGCCGCGACATCTTGTCGTGGTGCAGAAGGAGTTGAAGGTCCAGGGGTTGGTATTCCACCACCAGCAGCAGCCAGAGCCACAGTGCTAGTCACCAAGTTTACCGCAATCACGCTTCGTCTCGTACCAACATCTATAGAAGAACCTAATGCGATATACGTATCAAACACACCGGCGAACACATTGATTTCTTCTTCAAATGATTCCTTAACATCGGTTGGGGCTTCGGTGAGCGCCTCTGAAATTTCAGCACCAGCCTCTTCGGAAACTTCGGAAACAACTATTGCATTAAACACTGCGGATGCTTGTTCGCCGTCAATGCTTTCAAGAACTTTTGCACTCGTTGCAAGTTCGGTTGCTTGTCCTGACTCAATGCCACCTTCTTGCTCGATTACCAACGTAACGACTTGTCCGACCTGCTCGCTCGTAATTGTGTCGGATTCCAACACGTCCACGATTACTCCAACTGACTCGGCATCTAGTTCGTTACCCAATACAGCGGTAAAGGTTTCAATCAAAACCTCAGTGCTTACTTCTTCGTCAAATACCGCACCAAGAACAGTGTTCAACAACTCTGAGGTGATTTCGTCCGCCAACACATCAACGATGAGGTCAATTGTTTCCGCATCGGAAAGGTCATCGTCAAACACGCTGTCAAAAATTGCTTCTGTTTCTGCTTGGCTAAGATTTGTTTCAAGCAAGTCGTCAAGTACGGTCATAGTGTCTGCAACGGAAATGTCCTCGTCAAATACTGCGTCCATAACTTTGTCTAGGTCGCCAGAACTAAGCGGACCATCAAAGATTGATTCCAAAGCCGTCACCATATTCTCAGCGGAAGTATCCTCCGAGAATGCTGAATCCAAAACTGCCGTTAACTGTTCGCTAGTGATGTCTGCATCCAGCATCGTTGTTAGTGCTTCGGTGAATACATCTGCTGAAACATCTTCGGTGAAGACGGCTTCTAGGACATTGTCAAACTGGGTGTCGGTAAGTTCTGCGCCGAGGAGTGTGTCAAGAACAGCGCCAACCTCGTCAGCCTCAATATCGGTTGTAAACGTATCCTCAAGAATATCGTCTAATTGACCAGTAGAAATTGTTTCTCCCTCTTCTGGGAGGATAAACTCGTCTGGTGGAATTACTACTATTACCGGTTCGGTTTCTGTTGGGTCTATTCCAATTGGTTCTGAGTATTCTGGAATTGTCTCTGTTGGCAATTCGATTTCAGGTTCTGTTTCTACGGGAAGCGGCACCGTTGTGGATTCTGTTTCAGGCTCTGGGTATTGCGGGAGTGGCACTGTTGTACCGTTTGGGGGAGTCGCGACGACAGGAGCGACGGTCGTACTGGTCGTAGTTGTAGTAGTAGATAAAGTAGTTGTCGGGTCAAGAACAGTTGCATCAACGGTTACTTCAGGACCATAGGTGCAACTACCAGTTCCGACCCCAACACACTGACCGCTCATTGCTTTAATACCGAAACGAACTGGTCCGTATCCAGTCGTGACAGGATTGCTTCCAGAGAACATCCCAGTGCTCAACGAGTAGTTGGTTCCTTGATTAGTCCAAACTCCCCAACCACCTGATGTTGCTCCACCAATTACGGTTAGGTCGTAAAAACTAACCGCGTAACCGTAGATAGCGGTATTGCTTGCCGCCGATGCATCCCAATCAAGGTCAACACTGCCATCTGGGTTTGCAACGGCAGTCAAGTTTGTAACTGGATTCAGGTAGGCCGCAGTAATTGTGTTGTTGGACTCCACATATCCAGAGCCCGAGAAATTATTTGTGTTTAGCGCAGTGACACCAAATGTGTTTCCAGTGGCTGTGGAGAAAGAGTTCGCACTTACTCCGTTGTGCACGGAGGAGCCGTTATTCCAGTTGTTAGCAAACTGAATAGCGGTCGTGTTGCCATTGAATGTGTTACCTGAAACCGTTTGGTTGCCAGCACCAACCGGCCAAGAGGTGGGAATCCACGATGAGAAGTACACGCCAACACCGTTTGAAGTAAATGTTGAATTCAGAACTTGCTGACGGTTGAGCCCTCCTAGGTATGCACCAAACTGTGTGTTGCCTGTGAACTGGCTGTTATTTATCTTGACAAAGCGCTCGGTACGAATACCGTAAGTATTTGATGTAAACGTAGAATCGTTCACATAAATGCGGTTTGAGTAATCAGTGTCCGTAAGGCTCAGGGCTGTAGGTGTTCCGCCGTGGTCAGATGTAATTGCATAACCATTGTTGTTGAATTGAGAATTGTTGAATGTGGTCACTCCACCGCCGCCTTGGTAGAAAGCCCACGATGAATGATTGGAAATCTTTATACGATTGAACGTCATTGTTCCGGAGGCGTTGTAAATCAGACCACCGTTCCATGACACGTTTTTACCTTGCTTGAATGTCATGTCTTCAATAACAATTGTTCGTGCGCCATTGTTATAAATTGCTCGCCACAAATTGTTGCCGTCAATAATTGTTGTAGCCATACCCGTTCCGGTAATTGTTACGCCATCAGTAATTGCGGGCAGGTCAGAAGTAAGAGTGATTGTTCCAGTGTTTCCTGAAGCAAAGGTAATGGTGTTAATAGTGGCTGAAGCGTTTGCTGTAGTGATAGCCCAACGCAAAGAGCCCGAGTCAGAAGTATCTGAGAGATTTTCAACAATGACAGATGTTAGGGCTGGAACCGTGATTGACGCAGCCGAGTTTGCCGTTAGTGAACCAATTGAGTTTGTTTTGGTTACGGCTACTCGTATTTGTTTCGCAACATCACCCGAACCAATTGTGTATGTTGAGGATGTTGCGCCAGATATATTTGTCCATGTGCACGAAGAGGGAGTGCAGGATTGCCACTGATAAGTTGTCGCAGTTACAGCAGAGCCACCGTCACCCCAAGTTCCATCAACTGCGGTCAGAGTTTCTCCATACTCAATAGTTCCAGACATTGATGTTCCACCAGATGTTGTAGGAGCAGTGGCTCCTGCAAGCAAAGCAAACGACCGACTTACCGTGGATGCTGACACGTATGAGTTATTAGAAGAACTATTTGCGGAGATGGTGCAAGTTCCTGTTTGACTAGCCAACACCGTCACCGTTGCAGTTGAAGTTCCACCACTATCAGTTGACGAGCCAACGGTGCATTTGCCTGTAGTGCTGGATGTAAAAGTAACCGACAGTCCAGAAGTGGCAGTGGCTGAGACAGTAAATGTCTGGTTTGACGAAGAGGTAACTATGTCGGCAGGCTGAGCGAAGGTAATAGTGTTTGCGCTGGCTACAGATATTGCTGAGTCAATATACATTGATGCACCAAGGACTTGACCGCCCGTTGCGTCATAGGAACCATTAACGAACCTAAATCTGTAATAACCAGTAGATGGGACTATGCCACTAGACGTAACCCAACCTTGGTTTTGCCCACGTCCATATGAAACTAAAGTTGAAGTAGCACTAGAGCCATAGTCGTATGAGTTCCCACTCGCAGAAACCTCAACTAAGTATCCGTATGCTTCGTAGTCGTCACCACCACCAGCTGCGGCCCAGTCAAAAGAAATTGATTGATTTGCCGTAGCAGGAAACGGCTCGGTCCATATTTCTGGTCCAAACGCCGAACCGTATGTTCCATGATTATTACAAGTATTGGCATAGGAAATAGTGCCAGAAGAGAAGAGACGAATTACTCCACTACGTCCACCATATGCTTCTCCTGTAGATGTTGAGTAGGACAGGTTCTGGGTAGTCGCTTCTTGGCCTTCGTACAACTGCTGTTCTCGCGTGTAGTTCTTGTCGGTTACATAGGAGTAGGAATCGCCAGAGGTGGTATCGGTGCCGGTCATTGTGTATGGCCCAATGCCCTGCTTGTCTAGAGCCGCACATTGGGTTCGGCTTGCCAACGAACCTAGGGTTACTTTTGCCGCCGCAGTTGACTCAAAAACAGGCGACAATGCCCTGACTGGAGCAGAAAAACCAAAAATCGACACTAGTAAAAGGAATACCGAAGGTACAGCCATGATGGCTGCGGGCTTGTTTATGCGACGTCTACCACCGAACATCTGACCTCCAGAAAAAATACCTCTAATTCTAGCATTTTTTGGAGTTTAAAAATAAGTGAACAATTTTAAATAGCTCTGTCTGCTATGTTCCTTTGTTCAACAGCTACTAGCTTGCCTTCGTGTTTTGCCTGCACGTCTTTTCTAACCCACGTCATTCCGTATGTTGTACTCAATGTCTCTGGACCCTCTCTACGCAATAATCTTTCTGCCATTGACTGAAAGGTCGGGTCATCGCTGAGGTTGAGATAGGCATTGTGCGACCATGGCAGGTCATAAAAGGCAGGGGCATTTACCAAAAGCGCTCCTGCAGTATTCCAGTGTTCTTCTATTCTTGGGTTCTCATTTACGATTGCTCCGGATAGGCAGTAAGCCGGAACGTCCACACCCACTAATGGCCTATTTACTTCGAGCATTTTCTCAATAGCGTTGCTATCAAGAGACATGTCGGAATCTATATAAAGTATTGCAGAGTAGTTAACTACGCCGTAATTCAATTCGGTACAATCTTCACCCCAGTGATGACCGCTCGTAACCCTGTGTCTTTGGGCAAATTCCCTAATTAGATTTCTGCCAGTCTCTATTCGAATCCATCTATTTCCTGAATCGACCTTGGCTTGCATATCGTTTATTGAGTATGTCCAGTAATCCCCGTTTATCTCACGCAGGGCTTCAATCACTTCTGCAAAAGGCTCTATCCCTCTGTTGTCAACCTCGAATGCAGAAAACCATTTCACATTTGGGAACTTTCGACATATCTCAACTCTGTCTGACAGCCAGTTCAAGTGTTCTTTAGCGTCACATTTCCAGGCAACAAGCGGTGTTCCAATTACGAAATGTTTGTCATAGTCAATTGGCTTGAATACTGGAGCATCAGGTATCTTGATTTGTGGTTTATTTAACATCCCAACAAAGTCTGAACAAACACCTGAAAAACCTATTTTCCAATTTGAATCAATTTCCCACCATGAGCGCTCTGGCAGAACATTTATACATCTGTCAGATGTTGATTTTTTCCCAGGATAAGCCCAAACATAACCCCTGCTTGTAATTGTGTAGTCGTCTGTATTGTGAAAAAAACAATGCAGCTGATAATGTAGTGAAAAGCTAAGAGCCTCTGGATTTTTGCAATGGACCCATAACTGATGCGTCCTATCGATAAGCCATTCTTTAGGCACTGAGTATTGAGGGCCATCGTGGCCAAGAAATATCCCAGACTCGTTAACCCAAAGGTCTACTTCTACGTCAAAACCATTTGCTATTGCTTCCTCCACATAGTCTGGACGATTCTCAAATTCTGGTTTTGGACCTGTTGTGTTTCCTCTGTGAGATATGTAAATCATTTTTCAACCTGAACCCATATCCAGTTCTTGTGGTTATCACCAGGGCCAGTTGGCCTAATGTCGTATTTAAAGTTCGTGAAACCAATTTTGCCAACCAGGTCATCAAAAAGTGTTTGCTCATCCTGGATGCTTACATCCGAGTGACCATTAGTGCTTCCGGCGTCATAGTTGTTGTCGTAATAGCCAGCAGTCGGTATTTCACCTTTCCCGCCGTACCCCATCTGAAAACACAACTTTCCGCCTGGCTTCAAGACTCTGAAGATATCCTTCAGAATATTGAATCTGATTTCATGCACGCAAATATGCTGAAAACAAATAACTGCAAAAACAACATCGTAAATGTCGTCCTCAATTGCTGAAAGATTATCTCCGCTGGTTACATAAAGATTTGGTTCTGAAATATTGTTTGCTTTTGTATTGATTCTGGCTTTTTCTATATTTACATCAGATATATCAATTCCGTCAACTCGAGCAAATCTGTCTGCAAACTTGACCAAGTTTCTTCCGGGTCCGCATCCATATTCAAGTGCTACAAGACCATTTGTATCAAAGTCCTTGAATAAAAAATTGTCATAGTCTGACCAGTTATTGTGTGCGTCGTATGAGCCGACAACTGGGTCTCTGAAATCAAGTGACCACTTTGATGCATATTCGTCATAATATGAATTCTGCATATCCAGATAATCTTTTTTGTTCTTGCTCATTTGTTGTTCTCCATATTGTAAATAACTGCCGTCATTGATAGTGGTGCATCTCGGCTGCCTCGATAGAAAACCTCAACAACATCAGCATTTTTTTGAATATATTCTGCTTCATCAGGTAGTGAATATTTTGAAGCCCATCCATTTTTGTCTATATTTTCCAACAGATTTACAGTTGCTTCCTCGTCTTCGTTTTTGTAACCAAGCCACCACGCATGAAGGTCTTCTATTATGTAAATCTTTGAATACTTGAATAAAAAAGAAAAAGACGTTTCCATCAATTCGGGCGTATGTCCACCGTCGTCAACTATCACATCATATATTTGCCCATTTATTGCGGATTCAATTTGTTCCCTATTTCCTTGGTCAACTTTTAGTACCGAGCATCCTTCTATTTGGGGTATGTCGTCTATATCCCACCCGTGGACCGATGAATCTTCTGGAAGCCATTCCCTCCAAGCCCTGAGAGAATAACCCCCTTGTACTCCAATCTCGAGCAGACGTTTAACAGATTCTCTTTTGATATGTCTCTCGTAGACATCCATGTATAGGTGTTGTGATTTGTCTGTCCCATGCTTCAGCCCCAAGCTATGAAGCAATCCGCCGCTCATTTGTTGTTCTCCAAGTAGTAATTTAGGTCTTCTGGTGTTCCGATTCCCCACATCTTTGGTACTTCCTTAATCCGAATCTTTTTCCCATCTTCAATTGCTTCATTGAACACCGGGCAGACGTAGAACTCATTATTTGTTCTTATGTTTTTTTCAATCATCTGGTTTGCATATTTAACATAGTCAGAGCCGTGCTTCCAGTAGTAAATGCCAACAGTAGCGTTATCTGAGATTGGGTTCTTTTCTGCAACTTCATTTACAAGACCATCGTCACCGAGCTTTGCGTACGACCACTTTGGATGGGTCGCCTTGAATGTCAGAATCCCACCATCAACACCTTCTGCTCCAAATGCGTACAAGCACTCGTTGCTGTTCCAATCCACTATTTGGTCGGAGTTTGCCATTAACAATGGTTCGTCATTGTCTATTAGGCCAGATGCCAAAAGCGTCGTGCATGCAGCACCTTCAGTCATTCCATCAACTAAAACAATGTCGCATTCTGGTTTGATGAGTCCCAAGACTTGTTTTAGGTTGTATTTTTCGTAGTGTTCTTTTTGAACAAGGAATATGAAGTGAGCATCAATATTCAAGTTCTCAACAACAACCTGAATCATTGGCTTCCCGTTGACTTCGATTAGTGGTTTTGGAAACGTATATCCAGCCTGTGCAAATCGCGAACCAGCTCCAGCCATTGGTATTAAAACATTCATTTTTTCGTTCCTCCACGCAACAGGCTTCTTGCCTCTTGTCTCTATTTCATCAACAAAGCGCATTAAACGTTCTTTGCTTAAGTCGCTGGCGTTCTTTATTGCATGTAGGTTTGCCCCAGAACTAAGCGCACCTTCCCTGCCGATATGGGAATCCTCAATAATTATAGTGTTTGCAGGTGATGCATCAAGGGAGACCATGCATTGCCAATACATTTCAGGATGAGGTTTGTGGTTCCTTACATCTTCATTGCTCATTATGTAACTGACATATTTGAGTACGCCAATTGCATCTAGTGCTGTAATTACAGTGTCTCTTACAGCGTTTGACGCAACAGCTATTCGCCAACCCTTTTCTTTAAGGGTCTGCATTATGTCAATGGCTATATAGTTTTTGGGAAAACCTGAAAGTATTTGAAGAGTAGCTTTTTGCTTGTCTTCCCAGACTTGCTGATGTGCTGACTCTGGTAAACCCTTTTCCTCGGTGAGCATCTTTAGTTTTGTTGTTGTTCCAAGACCGTCGTATTTGGATAGATGTTCTTCCTTGGAAATTACATACTCTTGCCCGATTCGACTGAGAGCGATATTTAGAGAGTCATAGTGGACATCGCGCGATTCAATAAGAACGCCGTCAAGGTCAAAGATGACAAGAAAGTTACTTTTCATTTGGATTAGGCCCTGCGTGTCGATGCCACTTGTTGTGACGGACAATGCTGTTTCCGTTGCACTTCATTACATATTTATTGCGTACACGCATTGACCATTCAACATCTTCTTCTTCGTTCCATCCGCGCGATTCATCAAGAGGCTCTTCAATCATGACGTGCTTTTTAATCATGAAGAATCCACCAGATATGTACATGTATTGAGTCTGCGTCCAGTCGTTGTAGTTAAGGGACCACGCGCGTCCATGTCCAGGCTTATCCCAGAGAGACCAATCCATTGGATTTCTCGCACCATTGATTAGGTATTGTGGGCATGAGCAGATTTCCCAGTCGGTGCCAAACTTTTTAAATTCTTCGTACCATCCAGTTTCAAAAATATGATAATCGTGCATTAAAACGATATTCTCGTACTTAGCGTTTTGAACGAGTATGTTCTTTTTTTTAGTAATCCATCTTGGTTTAATTGATTCATCAAAATCAATCTTTGAAATGTCAACACCTTCAATTTCGCTTGAATCACCGCCACCAACGAGCAGTATTTCGTACTCTGGAATCCCAAGAGCGCGGATACTCTCTATTATCTGTTTCAATCTATTTATGTCTTCATAAACAGTTATGATTCCAAAGGTAAAGGCGATGTCATTCATGATTTTGTTTCATCTACACAGTTTCTAATATTTGCTTAAAAGCCATGTCCCATTCAATTCCTCGCACCTGCATTGAAAAAGCATTCAAAATTTCTTTGTTTTTTTCTCTTTCAAAAATTCTTATTTTTGGGTCTAAAAGTGAATCTAGGTGTTCCTGCCACTCTGAATCGGATGTTGCAACTTTCCCTATTCCGCAATCAGCGAGATACTGGTACTCGGGGGAGTATGAAGAGACAAAGGGGATTCCTGCCGCCGCGTACTCCAGACCTTTAATAAACGATTTTGCATGATTGAAAGGCACGTCACTTAAAGGCACAATTCCAATGTCAAAAAACTTAAAAAGTTGCGGGTATTCAAGAATTGGAGCGAGACCACAAGACCTAAAATGTTTTTTGTTTATTTTTAATAGGTCAAAAACGTTTGGACTTGACGCACAATGCCCAGAGTGATGGAAGGTGAATTTATGTCTTGCCATATAGTCGCCCATCCATGGCGCGAGCTGCTCAAGGTCATGAGAGCGCCAATTTGTCGCCCCCACCCAACCTATTGTTGTTCTGTGTTTGGCAGAGTTTCGTGGAGGAAGTGTCCAGCGGTTAGCGGTGCCAATGTCTATGCCATTCCTGACCAGATATACGTTTTTTCTTTTCGATGAATAATAATCGTAAAGAAATGGCGTACTAACAGTGATTGCAAAAGCGCGATTAATTATTTCCGCGTAAATTTCCCTGTTGCTGTTTGGGTTATTTTTGGGGTCCGTCGTTTTAAAGGCATGGTTTGACTCTGGCAAACCCTCATACCAATCGTCTACATCTACAACAACTTTTTGCCCAATGGATTCCGCATAGTCCATCCCCTCCAAGACTTCTCGCTGCATTAAAAGCTTCATAACCACAATGTCCCATCCGTGCACAATTTGCCCTTCTTGGACTATGAGACCAAAACCTTTTTCCTTGCTAAATCCAGGAAACCCTATTCCGGTAATCCATCCGCGTTTTCCTAGTTCTTCCATGGGGAGCTTGCAGCGATACCAGGCGCATCCATTTGGTTGTAGCGGCTCAGTACCCCAAGACCAGTCTCCGGTTATATAGCAAATCGTCGGTTTCTTTTTTTGGGTAGGCATCAAAACTCGGTCTGCTTTCGGGGAAAAAATATCGGCTGCGTCATTTGATAATAGTCGGTGCGCTCTATCGATTCAGTACTATGCCTGTTTGCCAATATTCTTGACTCAAAGCCAGAAACTATATGTTTATATTCCGTAGATTCAGCTGTTAAGAAAGAATTTTTTTTACAAAAATCATCTAAAGCGTCATTTGGGTTATCGCCTAGACCAAAGCTTTTCGCTTCCTCGCTGGACCAAAAGTCAAGAGCATCACAGTCGTCTCCTTCGAGATAATCAAAGTATGCATCCGGCAGGGGGGCCCTTCCTGAATAGCAAAAGAAATGCCCGCCCTCATAGACGCCGCCATAACGCGACTGCTGAACAACTAAGGGGTAGTGCTCGCTCGGTATCTCGTATCCATTAATTTTCATTAAAAAATATTACCCCAATAATTCAAAGAATTAATTTACGGTGTAAACAATTAAGTGACTGTATTCATTCAGCGGGCAAGAATTGGTGATACTCTTGTGTTGGTCAACAAACACAGGAGGACCTATGAGCACTAAATTTATCAAAGACACCGTCGAAAGAGCAGTAATGGCTTTTTTGACCGGCTGGCTGGGTGCGGCAATGGCAAGTGGGTTAGATTTTGACTCACTTTCGAACACTGACAACCTGAAAATTGGAGTTTCCGCCTTGGCGCTAACAATCGCTGCGGCGCTTGGGCTCAAGAAGGTTGGACCAAACAAGGACAGTGGTTCGGTTCTTTAAGGCGTATTGCCGACCAGGTCGGCGCTTTCTAATCTACAATCTTATAGGTCGATGATTGGAGAAAAGCCGTGTCAATGGTAGCGGGTAGATACAGAATGGTTTGTGAGCAAGGGTCGACTTTTGATATTCAGTTGACTTTGCAATATTCAAATCCTGACTACCCAGCGAATTGTGCCGACCCCGATGATTGTCCTGAATTTTTGCCATGGGATTTGACTGGGTATACAGCAAGAATGCAAGTTAGGAAATATGTTGAATCAGCAACAACAATTGCTGAATTAACAACTGAAAATGCATCAACTTTTAGAATTACCCTTGGCGACCCAGACCCATCAGACGGTAAGATAACACTATTTATTCGACCCGAGGATACGAGAGCTATGCCAACATCTGGCGTTTATGACATCAAGATAACTTCTCCGACAAATGAGGTCGACAGAATAATAGAAGGTGAATTTATTCTTTCCCCGGAGGTAACACGGTGACGTCAGAAAACACAGTAGATGCCGTATCTCGCAATAGAGTGATAGTAACTACCACGCGTTCTCCTGGCGTACAGCAGTTTACCTATCAAGTTCAGATTTTCACCGTTCCAGGCACGCTTAGTAGCGGAGTGGGCCGTTCGAAGTTCTTCATCCCCGGACCGATAAACATAGGAAACGTTAGAGCCTCGGTCGGAACTGCCCCAACTGGCGCTGACCTCATAATTGATGTCAATAAAAACGGAACGACAATATTCACAACCCAGATAAGTAGGCCAAAAATCTTCGCCGGACAAACGACGGTATCCAATAGCACGCCGCAAATAACCCAGTTGACAACAGGAGATTTTTTAACCGTTGACATCGACCAAGTCGGTTCGTTAAATCCTGGAGCCGACCTAACAGTTCAAATAGAATTCACCCCTTAGGTGATATTCTAGTAGCAAGCGGTGTTAACCGGCCCCTAGCACAAAGGTATCAATCATGACAATTTCAAACTTTCTAGAAAACGAACTACTCGATACCTTGGATGGTTCGAGTTCTGCATACTCGGCTTCTGCTACTTATCTCAAGCTTCATACTGGAGACCCGGGCGAAGCCGGAACATCAAACGCAGCAGCGGAAACAACTCGCAAAGAAGTTGAGTTCAACGTTGCATCTTCTGGCTCAAAGACATCAACAGCAACCGTTGAGTGGACAAACGTTTCCACAACTGAAACATACTCACACTGGTCTTTGTGGGACAGCTCAACGGCTGGCAACTGCCTCTGGTACGGTGCTCTTTCGGCAAACGCTGCAGTTACCGCAGGTGACACTTTCGAGATTACCTCTCTTACACTGACACTCGACTAATCCACAAGGGGAGTAGCCCCTCATGGATGAACAAGAGATAATTGGTTTCTCGGAGCCATTCCGAGGGACGTCGTCGTTCTATGTAGGATTCAAAACTGTATCGGAGACTGCCTCCGCTACAGCAAGTGGTTCTTCGTCCGTATCTCAACTTTATACGGCGATAAGAAATGCTTCAACATCTGCTACATCTGGACACTTCATTGTCTCAGTTCGCGTTTCTCTACGAGGGGCCACTGGCTCTGGTTCTGCCACAGCAGGAGACCAAGCAATTGGTCTACATATATCTCCGAGACAAGCATCTTCTTCGGCCAACGGAGATAGCAGCGTTGTTGTTCTACACGCAGCCCTACGAAGTGCAACAGGGAGCGGAACCGGCTCTTCAAGCAACCTGAGTGAAGTAATAACATTCCTTAGAGCTGCAAGTGCATCAGGTGGTGCAACCGCAGGCGACGAATCAATTGGCCTTCATACGGCTCCTAGAGGGGCAACTGGTTCTGGTCAGTCCAGTGAATCGTCAACTAGAGTTAGAACGGCTGTTGTTTCAGCTACTGGCTCTGCTATCAGCGGTTCTACTGCGATTGGCCTACACACTGCTTCAAGAACGGCTTCTGCCTCTGGACAGTCAAACGAATCTGCAGTACGACTTATTGTTTCCCCAAGAAGTGTTACTGGTTCAGGAAATGGCGATTCTCTTGTTCTCGCCCTTCACACACATTTACGAACTGCATCTGCTGGTGGTTCTGGAACTTCAAATAACTCTATTCTTTACTCAAACCTTAGAACCGCTCAAGGTTCAGGTTCAGCAACAGCTGGCGATACAGCACTAGTTCTCCATTCACATCTAAGAGCCGCAAATGCATCCGGAAACGGCTCAGAGAATTCATCATCGTTCAAGACACCGCTGAGAACTATAAATGATTCTGGACAAGGCTCTGAATCTGCAAATGGTCTGCATACATCTCCAAGAACGGCAACAGGTTCTGGTTCTGGAAATTCATCATCATCGATAGTAACTACGTTTATCAGAACGGCTTCTGCTGCTGGTAATGGAACATCAAACAACTCAATAGTTCATTCAAACCTACGAACAGCCCAGGGCTCTGGTTCTGCAACGGCAGGAGATGAAGCAACAATACTTCATTCAAGTCTTAGAATCGCAAGTGCTTCTGGAAATGGTTCTGAAAATTCATCATCATTCAAGACTCCGCTCAGAATGGCTTCTGCGGCAGGACAATCTTCTGATTCTTCAACCGGTCTGCATACTGCACTAAGAACGGCAAGCACTTCTGCAACTGGAAATTCATCATCTTCAATAGTTACTACATTTATCAGAACAGCTTCTGCTGCTGGTAATGGCTCATCAAACAACTCAGTCCTGTATTCAAATATCAGAACGGCTCAAGGCTCTGGCTCTGCAACCGCTGGCGATGAAGCAACAATTCTTCACTCATCACTCAGAACTGCATCTGCTAGTGGAACTGGTTCAGAAAGTTCTGAAGAAAAGAACACATTCCTTAGAACAGCTTCCGAAAATGGAATCGGCTCTTCAACCTCCAATGAGCTGCGCAGTGTTTACAGAACTGGCTCGGCCATTGGCTCTGGTTCATCAAACAACTCAGTCCTCTACTCAAACCTCAGAACCGCTCAAGGCTCTGGTTCGGCAACAGCAAATGACGAAGCAACAATTCTTCATTCTTCACTTAGGGCAGCATTTGCAAGCGGATTGGGTTCAGAGAACTCGGAAGAGAAGAGCACATTCGTTAGAACTGTTTCAGATAATGGAAGTGGTTCTTCAATCTCGGAAGAATTGCGCACAATTCACAGAAACGCCTCAGCAGCAGGACAGTCTGGTTCGCTTGTTTCAGTTAGGTATGGAATACTAAGAACTGCATTTGCATCTGGCGGAGCAACGGCCAACGATGAAGCTCTCATCCGTCACACCTCAATAAGAACAGCCAGTGCTGGTGGTGATGGTTCTTCGTCATCAAACGGTCTACATACTGCACCAAGAGATGCAAGCGGTTCAGGTCTCGGCGATTCAGTAGCTTCTATTGTTACAACATTCATTAGAACTGCATCTGGTTCCGGTGCTGGCTCATCAAACAACTCTGTTCTGTATTCAAATATCAGAACAGCCCAAGGTTCTGGCTCGGCGACTGCTGGAGATGAAGCGCTAACACTTCATTCAAGTCTCAGAGCTGCAAGTGGTTCTGGTGACGGTTCCTCGTTTAACTCGTCATTCAAAACGCCAGTAAGAACCGCAAGTGCGAATGGTGATGGTTCTTCAACATCATCTGCGTTCAAAATTTCAAGAAGGACTGCAAACGCTTCTGGTCAGGGTTCTGAAGTTTCAATTGGATTGCATATTGCACCAAGGACTGCAAGTGGAAGCGGTTCTGGAAGTTCATCTGTATTAATAGTCACTACATTCCTCAGAACTGCATCTGCATCAGGAGTTGGTTCATCAAACAACTCTGTTCTGTACTCAAATATCAGAACGGCTCAGGGTTCGGGTTCAGCGACTGCTGGAGACGAAGCACTCATTCTCCATACGCACATCAGGGCGGCGTTGGCTTCAGGCGATGGTACATCTAGTGCTCAGTCGTTCAAAACTCCGTGCAGAAGTGCTAGCGCGTCAGGTGCTGGTTCCGAATCATCAGAAGGACTACATACTGCACCACGAGAAGCTACTGGGTCTGGTTTGGGCGCTGCCTCGACTTCAATTATTACGACCTTCATTAGAAATGCTTTCGCTGCTGGAACGGGAAGTTCAAATAACTCTGTTCTATATTCAAACATTAGAACAGCTCAGGGCTCTGGTTCGGCAACTGCAGGAGATTCTGCAATCGGTTTGCACACTCACCTTCGCTCTGCAACCGGTGAAGGAACTGGCGGTTCTAGCAATACAACTCTCCAAAGTAATATTCGTTCAGCAAGCGCCTCGGGTGGTGCAACTGCAGGAGATGCGGCAACGGGTCTACACACTGCCCCTAGAGCTGCAGACGGCAATGGAACCAGTAACTCAACGGCATCAATTGTAACTACATTCATCAGAACGGCATCTGGTTCTGGTGCTGGTTCGTCAAACAACTCAATTCTTTATTCAAATCTAAGAACAGCTCAGGGTTCAGGTTCTGCAACAGCTGGCGACGAAGCAGTTGGGTTGCATTCACATCTCCGAAATGCAAATGGTTCAGGTGCTGGAAACTCATTTGTTTCTCAACTGTTCACACACCTTAGAATAGCATCAACTTCTGGTCAAGGCTCTGAATCTGCAAATGGACTACATACAGCACCAAGAGATGCTGATGGTAATGGAAATGGTGACTCGACAACATCAATTGTAACTACATTCATCAGAACAGCATCTGGTTCTGGTGCTGGTTCGTCGAACAACTCAATAGTTCACTCCAACCTCAGAACGGCCCAAGGTTCAGGTTCAGCAACAGCTGAAGATGAAGCCATTGGATTGCACACCGCACCTCGAACGGCAACTGGCGAAGGGACTGGTGGCTCTAGTGCCTCAATCCTTTATACCAATCTTCGTTCCGCAAGTGCATCAGGTGGAGCGACAGCTGGAG